CAAGCTGCATTTCCCGAGGATAGAGACATGTTTATCTTTCCTGCTTGGTGTAAACATTATGTTGCACCGTTCACGAGCAATGGAACACGGATCTCGGTTTCCGGTAATGTGGCTGAAAAGGTATCCTTAAACGCAATAAAGAAAGTCAATGAATAAAATATTTATTTTTATATTTAGTTTTTTAGGTTTAATGACGGTGTTGTCGTTATATATGTTGGTGGTAGTATTATGAGTAAAGAAAAAGGTAAAAAATGGGATGGTAAATCTAGAGTTTCTAACAATAAATATAGAAAAAGATTTGATGAAATTACTTGGAAAAACATAGATGAAATTTCAAGTATTATTAATAAAAAAGATGCAGGCAACCCTAATTGGATAAAGGGATACAACAAATGGCAAAAAGAAAAAGAAGAATTAAATGAATCTTACAAACAATCTTTAAGTAATAAAAAAGAAAGACAAAAAAATGATGGATGAAAAAGATTTAAAAGAATATGAAGACAATATTAAACTTGTCTCAACTTTAAAAAAATCTAATAAATACAACTATTTAGAAGGAAAACAAATTACAGATGAAGAATCTGGAAATAGAGTTTATGACTTCAATGGCTCTAGACTTCCTAGTGTAACTACTATATTAGGCAAAACAAAAAATCAACAATTTTTAAAAGACTGGAAGGCAAAAGTTGGAGAAGAGCGAGCAGAGCAAATTAAAAATCACAGTAGTAGGAGGGGAACATCCATGCACAAATTCCTCGAATCTCATGTTACGGGAGTTGGCTACGATGATCTTACAGAGATCGGACAGGAGGCGAAACCCATGGCCCAAAAAGTTATTGAGATGGGTCTTACACCAGTTGAAGAGTACTATGGTTCGGAAGTTATGCTACACTATCCTGGGTTATTTGCTGGGTCTACTGACTTGGTATGTGTACACAATGGTATGGATACTATTATAGACTTTAAGCAAAGCAATCGCGCAAAAAGAAAAGAGTGGATAGATGATTACTACATGCAGATAGCAGCATACTGCATGGCACATGACTACGTTTATAAATCTAACATACAGCAGGGTATAATAATGATATGCACCCCTGACTTGTATTTCCAAGAATTTAAATTTCAAGGTATTGAACTAAGGCAATGGAAGCATAAGTTTTTAAAGAGGCTTGATATGTACCATGAGTTGATTCATGATGAGAAAGAACAAGCTAATGTTCATTTGGATGTGGATGCGTTCAATGGAGCATAATACAGAGTTAAGAGTTAGGGATAGAGGTTATCTAACAAGGATTGGTGAATTCTTGAATAAAGCTGGTAAGGTCTCTCTACTCCCTTCGGTGTCTTACACCGGTTTTCATCGATCTTACTGGCATTCACTATATGCCTCGTGGGTTTTTTTATTTTCCCACGGGGCCAATTATGGCGGAAATGAGGCAGAAATATGTCTAAAATAAAGCTGACCGCACTATATAGTAATCTCACAGATAAAAATGATTTTCAAAAAAAAATATATAGTCAAAATAATCTGTCATACTGTCACAAAGACAAAAAAGATAGAGAAATCAATACTAATTTAACCAAAAAAGTGACAAATTGTATGACATTTCATTTTTTAAAATCTGTCAATATGTCATTCTCTAGGGGGGTAAGCAATTATTTTTCCATTTTAACTACTTGTCTATGCTCTCACATCCCTATATACTATCGATATGCCTAAGAGAAGAAGAAAACAAGTCGTGACTCATACAACTCCCGAGCTGCCTTTTCCTAAAGTCCGAGTGGAGTGGATCGATATTTTGAGCGATTCGGGCTGGGCTAGTGATAAAGAATTTGATAAGATGAAGTTAAGCTATCCTGTTAATGAAGGTTGGTTGTATTCCAAAGACAAGAATGCAATTAAACTTTTTGCTTCTTTTGATAAAGAGGAGGATGGGACTTTAACTTTTGGGGATCGGACGATGATTCCGACTTCTTGTGTGAAGAAGATTCAGAAGATTCAATGACTTTTGCTTCTTTAGGTTTTAATAATGGAGCGTAGTCGTCTAGAATTTGTTTCATTTTTGCTTCTAGTTGTTCTTCTGTCATATCCTCTAGCTTACCTGTTTTTATTATTTTTCTTTCTATATATAATCCTGCTGCCTTTCCACGTGATACTTCAGCGTTTACAGCAGAGGAGAAACTATTTTTCTTCAAAGCCGCCTGCTTAATTCTATCTAACTCTGCTAAGTGTCCATCATAAGTTACCTGATGTTTAGCTAATCTTTCTTCTTTAAGCTGACCAATGTAGGCTACAACTAACGGAGACTGTCGTGGACTCATCAATTCAGATCCTTCCACTCTTGCTCTTGCGTGACTGTAGCCTGCCAGTTTAGCCGCTTCCATTTGTGATACAGGGCCATCAGGTCCACCGAATACAATAAATTCTGCAAACCTTTTTTGCATTTCTGTTAATCTCTTCTGTTGCGACATGGTTGACAATGTTACCTTAAAATGCTACAATAGTCAAGTATGAAAGAAAATAAACAAACTTACACACATCTCAAAGATTACACACACGATATGTCATATGAAAATGAAAACTCTATTACTAATGAAGATAGAGGAAATTTAGATCTTACAAAACAAATAGATGATTTAAAAAAACAATTAAATGATGCTAAAATTATAGATACTGTTCATCAAAAATTAAATGGAACACTTCAAAAAAGAGTTACTGAACTAGAAGTAGATAATAAAAGACTTATTCTAGAAATTGACGATTTAAAAGAAAGACTTTGTAAATGCGAGTAATGGACTTACAAGAATTTCTATCTAAATTTACAGAGTCTAATGCTGTGGGTAGACAAGGGAATGCAATATCTAATGCTGTTATTATGGTTGAAGTACATGGTAAGCTTCACAAAATTAAACGAATGGAAGTTCAAGAACATTCAGAACCTATCATAGGTCACAATAGAGTTCATACTGCACATAGACTTGTGCTAAAAACACTAAAGGAATCTAGTATATTAATGCCCGATAAGCTCATGAACGACTATTAATGAGCGCATTAGTTACCTCGATTAAGACATGGGTCCAGAGGCAAAATTATACCAAAAAATCAGAAAAAATTCTAAGGGAATTTCATGGATTCGAATTGAAAACTATAGCTCTCTTGGCACTCCTGATCTATTGGGCTATAATAATTCTGGCACCTTTTTCACAGTAGAACTCAAAGTAACAAAGGGGAAAAAATTAAAATTTTCACCGCATCAAATTGCCTTCCACGTGAAACATCCACGCAATACTTTCATCATAGCCCAGGCCCTCGGGCCTAGGGCTTCCAAAACTTTTTCAGTATCCATGTACCGTGGTTCCAGGATCAGGGAACTCGCAGAGCAAGGCTTGGGGCTTGAGGCTTGTTGCTTGGGGCTTGAGGCTTCTATCGATTATCTTTTGTCAATATGACAAATTGTCGCAGGTGCTTGAAGCTTGATGCTTCTGTCAATGGGACATAATGACGCGCGACAAAATGTCGCAGCTTGTGGCTTGGAGCTTGGAGCTTGGCGCTTGGAGCTTCTGTCAATTGGATAAATTGACGCGCGGCAAAATGCCGCAACTCTCCAGGGCCCGGTTCACGGGCCCTGGATACAGGTAGGTTATTCATTTGTTATTTTAGATTGGCTAATCAGTTGATCATCGTAGTCCTTTAGCAGCTCCCATATCTCCAGTATCTGTTCTTCACTGTACCAGAGACGTAGGACCGCGGCCAACTTATCGAAGTTACTCAATTGACTCTCCTTTATCGTTGTACATTTTAACGTTATCCACATCGATCGTGTAATGACCGTTATCACTGTTGTCGCCATCCATGCTATCTTTCCCAAGATAGATGCTATAGCTTAGCAGCTGATCATCTGTGTCATAACCTTTTGTTTTCTTATTAAAAGAATCATAACGCAGCTCTTCATGGTTACGCAGATGCGCAATGAATTGAACCATCAAGTTACGTGGCTCCATCCTAGTGAATGGGTCTCCACCGTGTTTCGCGTACTTAGCTTTAACATGCTTAAACCATTGGAACGCAAACTTCGGAAAATGTGTACCGCCCCAATGATGGAAGAGCGCCGGAGATTGCTCCATGTGCTCTTCTTTCTTTCTTTTTACATACCATTCAGCCTTTTGCTGAAATGATATACTTACTCTGTCACCCATATTGTTTTCTCTCTTTCTACCGTAAATGGTTCCTATATTATATTAGATATCATTACAAAAGTCAATGGCCAAAGTGTCGCAGTTTGTGTCAAGGAATATATTGACGCGCGACAAAATGTCGCAGCCGCTTGGTGCTTGGTGCTTGGGGCTTGGGGCTTGTAGCTTTTTTTATTTTTTAGAAAAGGCCGGCTGATCCCAGATCCACAGAGCATGTATCTCCCAACTTTATATGGGTCTTGTTGTGGATCAGGGATCAGGTCCTAGGCGGGCTTAACCCACTGATTGCAAAGCAACTAGGACATGACCCTTTTTAAAAGAGACTAGCTAACTAGCTCGCCACTTTCAAAACTGTTTGCAAAGCTTGAAGCTCTCTCATCTTGGGATTCTTTAAGCTCTCTTTCAGCTCTTGCTTCTTCTACCCCACGAAGTTTTCTAACCACCTCAGCTTCGTACTCTTCTGTATGTTTTTTATTTTTTGTTTGCATGCCAATATTATATAGGAGAAATGTGGCAGAAGTATGATATTGAGTTGGTCAAAATGTCGCACTACATATTGTGTCAAGAACTAAACTGTCGCAGCGACAATATGTCGCAGCTGATGCGACAATTTGTCATTTGACTTTTAAGCTGTAATCTAATATAATATAGGACATATAAACAAAAAACAGGAAAGGTAAATATGAGTAAAGGTATGGAACTCAAACTACATC